AGATCCGCCTTAGCTGACTCCATTCCCAAGTTAATCATCACAGCTCTGGCTCGTTGCTTATCTTCGATCAAATCAGGAATACTAACTCCATCCCAATCGTGTGACATTGGAAATAATACTCTATCAATCAAATTCCATCTGTCCCCTCTAAGCTTTTCAAATCTTACAAGCTCCTGTCCTCCATTGGCGACAGTCACTAAATACTTCTCGCCTCCGAAATGAGTGAACCACTCAAGCAGATTGTATTCATAATTCTCATTCAATGATTCTTCCTTATCTCGAACCTCGTCATTACCCTGAGCATCTCGCCGGGCCTCCTTAGCTTTCTCCATCAAACTATCCCGAGTGTTCTTATCTTTCTTCAGCTTAACGATATTAAAGTACCCACCATGCCTCTTGATTTCAGATTTAGATAAACCAACCTCCCGGCCAAAGAACCTTAAAGCCCCATAACCTTTTTGATTACCATTGACTGAGGTAGCCCTCGGGTCTCTTAAGAATGTCATTGGATCCCACACTTCAGCTATAGGACACATCTTCTTCCTATCAAACTCAAACAAGCCCATAAGGCCTCGCCCAAAGAAACCAGCATCCCAGTCCCACTCATAGTCAAGCTCGTTCTTTCTCATTATGTTGTGATCATACTTAGCAGCCGCTGTTAGATTCTCTGCTGTTTCTTTGTCTCCCTCTTCCCTACCTTCAAAACGAGAGGACAAAGTATCATCATATAAGTTAGCCAGGACTGTATTGAAAACAGAAAAAAGTAGGGGATCTCCTACCTTTGATGGTTGTCGCTTTTGATTGTTATAAAGTTTAAGACGCTTTAAGCTAACCTTTCTTTTATCCCGAGTAAATTCCCAGCACAGATTATGTTCTTTCCTAATTTGCGACAAAAGTCGCGCCTCTTGTTTCAAGGTTAAACCTGACTTACCTATGCTCTCCTCCTCTTCAGTGTTCTGTTCCTCGTCATCCTTGTCGGGATCACGCTTTGGCATTTATTACTTTTTTCTATACTTTCTATGTTTCTTTATCAATGCTTCTATTGTAACCTCAGCACCTTTCATCGTCAAGCTTACACAATTCTCTAACTGCTTTTTAGTATATACCCCACTCCATATTCTTGTCAAGCCCGGACTGATGATTAAATAATTACTATACAACTCATCCTTAAAGATCACTAAGTATTCAAACATTGTCCCCATCTTTCTAATATACACAGGACAACCCTTATAGTCAATCTTTTTTAATATTTGTGGTTTCATATTTGTAAACTAATGAATGCAAGGAAATCAATTATCTGTTCCATTAAAGTAATTACCCTCCACAGAGCAAGAGCTATTAACAGTCCACCTCCCCCAATCATCCCAAGCTTTACTATCTGAACCATATTGAACTCGCCCTTTAAAAATTCTTTATTCATTTTCCTTTAGCTACTAATTCATCGTTCTCTTTGAATGCTATCCTAAGTCCTAAACTTGCCTTAGGGTATGGCTTCTTGAATTTGTTAGTTTCAAAGAACTCAATATCTTTCTTCTTATTCTCTTTGAAGTATTCTATATAAACGAACTGACTGTTCTTGAAAAGGTTCTTAGCATCCTTAATCTTGTGATGCATATATTCAAAGTATCCTATGCCACCAAGAATATCATTTGTCAAACCCTCTCTTTCCATTGTCATTTCCATATGCTTGAGAAGCGAACCAATCATTCCTCTCATAAGGACCGGCTCACCCTCTTTCAACTTCTTAGCTATATCAGAAGAAACCTCCATAACACCACTCTGCCATTTCCTCTTCCAATAACCAACCCAACGAAAGTTAGGTGGATCATAAACAATAGCTACATCCTCAGGTATCCTCTTATCGTCTTTGGTTGTTAGTATATTAATCATATTTTACTATTAGGATACTTTTTATTCCACTCTCTTGTCATCTTGGCCTTTAGTAAATTCAAAACATAAACGAACTCTATGTTTGGATCTTTCATATCAATACTGGCCCAGACCTTTTTGAACCCAGGATCGCTCTTATCTAATGAGCTTCCCTTCATCTTAGTTAACTCTAATCTAATCTTGTACAAATTCTTTGGCTTGGCTTTTGTTTTAGTCATAAATCTCCATTTTCTTATTACTTATAACTCCTATACCTGCCGACCTGTTTCCTTTGACCATTCGAGTGAACCCTATCTCTTGAACCAATATGCGACCAAGGTTCTCAATCATATGATCATCTTTATCCATTGGCACCTCCTTAGGACTCTTCCTGTCTGAAGCAACCCCACGCCACTCATCCCATTGGTAATGCTCCATCTCCCAGATAGTCCTGGTGCAAGTACTAAAGATATAAAGTTCAGGTGCGATCAACATCTCTTTACCCTTGAGCTCATAATCTAAAGAATCTTTAATCCTACGGTCTGACCTTGTCCTGGTCTTCGTTGCCTTTTCATAATCAAGATCGTATTTGTTATACAACTCCCCGGCCAAGGTGCTCTTAGTCGGATCGTCTTGATGTGTGTCTTCATTGAAAGCAGCCGGGTCAGCTATCCTCTTTACAATCCTGTACCTGTCTGCCTTGTTCTTAACCTCTGAAGCCAACTGTCCAGTAGTGAATGTATCGTAAAGCTCATCAACCACAAACTTGTTTCCCTTGCGATCAGTAGCCAACCACATCACAGCATCAGGGTTTCTTGGATGAGGATCAAGCGCTTCAACCGTAACAAAGTCCTCTTTGGTAATCTTGAATGGCTTTATAACATGAATCTTGCGCGAGAACCTCTTGAATATCAGACCCACTAAGTGATGAAACAAGCCATAAATCCTCGCTTGTTTGTCCTCTTCATCGTATTCAGCGATCATTTTCTCGATATCAGCGTGTTTTAAGCGCCCCCTGATACCATGTTCGATACAATTTGCCTCTACATCGGCTACTACATAGTCCCTTTGGCCCTGTTTATCGCCCTTGTATCGCAGAATATGGTCATACATCCAAGCAGAACCCATTAAAGGAGTAGCTGTTATAAAAATTATACCACCCATTCTCATTCGTGCCACAGTCGCCTTAAATATAGCAAAAGGAGGTGGCTCATCAAACCATGCAAAGCCCAGTGTAGCTGACTCGTACTCCTTAGCTGATTGCTCATAAGTCATAAGATCAAACTTGAATCCAGTGTCTGTCTTCCAAATTGATTCGTAGTTCTTCCCGGCCTTGTCTGTTTTATACCTGCCATTAGGTAGCCATTTCCTTAACTCAGGAACAATTGTCTCTTTTATAGTAGTTGGATCAGATGCTATCCTACCGTGTCTCGGATAAGGAAAGCTCTTGAACAAAGGCAAATCATCAAAGTATTTATTACCTGACGGGCCATATATCATATGAGCTAAGATATTAGAACCTGCGGCTGTCTTGCCTACACCATTAGCAGCAGAGAACAAGGAGATAAATACCTCATTGCCTCCAACCATTTGGATAAACTCTTCAACCTTACCATTAGGAACAAAATACTTATGAGGATTAAGCTTTCTTCTCACTGCCAGACTTCTTTCCAAACTTGCTTTGTCTCTCTCGCTCGGCAAGAGCATCTTCAATTTGTTGATCTGTGAGGTCTTCATTATCGTCTACAAACTTAATTTTAGTAGCGGCCAATCTTCCTTTCACTTTATTATATTCTCTAATTCCTTGAACCTTAGCACCCAAATCTCCCGACTGTAGAATAACAGAACCTAATTCTTTATCTACAACTTCATTTGAAATATATATATCAACCAACTCTCTCACCCGGGCCATAATGTCCCTATTTGTCAATAGGTTATAAGCCATAGTCCTTGCTGTTTTATATGTCGGCGCTTTCTCATTTAATGTCTTTGTTGTCTTAAGATATGCTTGAGTCCCATTACCAAAACAATCTCTATCTTTAGAGTACAGTTGACAGAACAATTCATGCTTTGGTGTTAATTTCTTTTTAGCCATTTCTTAAATGTTTCTTTATTAAAGCTCCCCTTGGATACCAATCTGGCACATCTCTTCTTCTATCTACTTTCTTCCAACCATCCCCATCCCAATAAGAATAATAAAATTTGTCTTCATCATCTATA